ACTACGCCAGACCCAGACCTTGCAGAGTTCGGAGCAGTTAAAAAATGGCTCGATGACGTTCAAAGAATTATGGCCACGTCTTATTTAAAATCGAATCTTTATAATATATTACCTGTTATGTATGGAGACCTTGGTGTTTTTGGTACTGCTCCTGTTTCTATTGAAGAGGATTTTACTGGGGAAGTGATTCATTTTAAATCGTTTCCTGTTGGATCTTACATGATTGCGAAAGGTCAAAACGGCAGGGTAAATACTTTTTACAGAGAATTTAGAATGACAGTGGCTCAGCTTATTGAGCAGTTCGGCAAGGTTGATGAAAAAACAGGCAAGCCAGACTGGTCTAAATTTTCAGTTCATGTAAGAAATTTATATGATCAAGGGATGTATCAGTCTTGGATAGACGTGACTCATGTTATCATGCCGAATAAAGACTATAAAAGAAACAATCCTTTTCCTAAATTCAAAAAGTTTATTTCATATTATTACGAGACCGGAACAAATTCCGGAATGGATTCCACATACGAAGATCGATTGCTTGAAGAGGGGGGCTTCGATTATTTTCCAATCCTATGTCCGAGATGGGAGACAACTGGTGAGGATGTATATGGAACGTCTTGTCCTGGCATGGAAGCTTTAGGGGACGTGAAGCAGCTTCAGCATGGCGAGAAGCGAGTTATGGAGGCTGTTGATAAAATGGTCCGGCCTCCTATGACAGGGCCAACATCTTTAAAAAACTCAGCAGCAAGTATATTGCCGGGCGATATTACTTATGTTGACACGGTATCTGGACAGCAAGGGTTTCGGCCATCTCATGAAATCAACTTTAGAATTCAAGAAATGGAAATGAAGCAAAATCAAGTTCGAAGTCGAATTCAACGAGCGTTCTATGAGGACTTGTTTTTAATGCTTGCAAATACAGATAGAAGGCAAATCACAGCAAGAGAGATTGAAGAGCGGCATGAAGAGAAACTCTTAGCTCTTGGACCAGTATTAGAGCAATTGAATCAAGATCTATTAGATCCCATGACAGATATTGTTTTTGATATTCATGTAAAACAAGGTTTAATCCCGCCGCCGCCTCAAGAGCTTCAGGGTATTGATTTAAAAGTCGAGTACATTTCTATTATGGCTCAAGCTCAAAAGCTTTTGGGAGTTTCTGCTATTGAGAGATTTACAGGCTTTGCGGGTCAAGTCGCTGGGGTTGATCCTTCGGTTTTGGATAAGATTAAAACAGATCAAATTCTTGACGTTTATGCGGATACTATTTCGCTTCCTCCTTCTATTGTTAGAACAGACGAAGAGGTTGCTGAAATTAGATCTCAAAGAGCAAGACAGCAACAAATGGCGCAGCAAGCTCAAATGGAAATGCAAGCTGCAAAGACGGCCAAGGATTTAAGTCAGACAGATCTCTCAGAAGATAAGGCGCTCGGAGCAATGCTAGGCCTTGCGAATGCAGGTATCTAATGGCTGTTGTGGATTACTCTGTGGAAACTCTGAACACATGGCGAGACAGGGCAAGCATTATTACATGGACTGGACTTACGACAGGCGACACTGGCCGTCCATTAGAGATGACAGGATGGGCTGATAGGTCGATTCAAGTTACAGGCACGTTCGGCGGTGCGACTGTTAATATTGAGGGATCAAATAATGGGACTAACTGGTCTTTGTTAACAGATCCTCAAGGTAATAACATCGCGTTGACATCAGCAAAAATTGAACAGGTAATGGAAATAACTAGATACATTCGGCCAAGTGTTAGCGGTGGATCTGGCACTAGCATAAATATAATCACTTTAGTTAGGAGATAAGCATATGTCATTTAGTAATACAGCAGAGACAGCAGTCTTAAATCAGGTGTTCGTCGGCACTGCATTAAGCTGGAATGGAAACACAAACTTGTGGCTTGCACTTCACACAGCAGATCCAGGTGAAGCAGGCACAGCTGTAACATCTGAGGCGACATACGGAGGTTATGCGCGTGTTGTTTTAACTCGTGCGACTGACTTTACGGTATCTGGAAACACAGTATCTAACGCTAACTTAGAGCAATTTGCAGCTTGTACATCTGGATCGAATATAATTACTCATGCTTCAATTGTTGATACCGCATCAGGCGCTGGGAATATTATTGTTCGAGCAGCTTTAAATTCATCGATCACTGTATCAACTGGAGTTCAGCCTCAACTCAGGCTGAAGAACTGGCTCTAATGAAATCAAAACCTTTACAGCTTTTTAAGATGTACTTGGCTCAGCTTGAAGAGGGCACTCTATTAGACGAAGCTCAGACTGCGAAGTTTGAGTATTTAAAAAAACTTTTTATTAAAGATGAAGAAGATTAAAAAATGAGTTTTATAAGCTTGAGTGATTACAGCAATAAAGTTGTGATAGGTGGCCAGACTCACTCTTCGACCTTTCGTAAGACAACGACTGTAGTCACAACAGCTGGAGTTTGGTTTGATGGTTCAAATATGTCGGGACATCCAGTAACTAACTTCTACGCATCAACTCCTCTCAAGGCTGAATACTTACTTGCTAGGGAGGGAATTCAGCATGGATCAAATGTCTCTTCTGACCAAAAGCATTTAAAGAGAGTGACTGCGATGTGTTCTGTTGCTCCAGTTAATTTATTATTTATAGACTCACTTTTGTATTATCCATTTATTGATGGAGATTCTACAGATGAGCAGGTCTTTGATAATACAAATTCTCTAACCAGAGAAACTACTGGGGTAGGCGTTAATGCGTATGTCGTAGCTCAAGGAACATACATTGGCGGCGCTGAGTTTTTTATTACATACACAAATCAAGCTGGGGTTTCAGGCCGCACGAGCAAGTTATGCCGAAGTAATCTTGCAACAACTGCAGGAACAATAATATCTAGTGGCGCTTCATCGGGAGCAATGTCTAACGCTTGGTTTATTCCATTAGCAGACGGCGATACTGGAATAAGATCAGTTCAATCGTTTACGTTTCTAAGTGCAAATGGTGGGATCTTCGCTCTTGTATTGTGTAAAGATTTAGGAAATCTTTCGATTAGAGAAGCCAATGTACCAGCAGAAAAAGATTTCTTAATTGATACTGGTTTAAATATGCCAATTATTCCAGACGGTGCTTATCTTTCTTTCTTAGTATTGCCGAATGCTTCAATCGCATCGGCTCCAATTTACGGTAACATTCAAACAACGTGGGGTTAATATGCCAGGTTTTTCAGGTACAGATGATTTAATAAATGAGATTACAACGAATGGTAAAAAGTTTAGATCGCAGATAAACAAAGTTACTGGTATCACAACTGCATATACTGCAGGCCGTGCTTATGATTTATCTATATTGCCTGGATCTCCTGATCGAATGGGACCAGGTGAGCATCTTATAAATTCATTTGCTCCAGTTAGTTTATTTAACTGGACTCCAAATGGTACAGGATGGGCAGCAACAACAGCTGGCTTTGTGTTGCAAGCATCTGTTAGTACAGGTGTGTTTTCAGTATCGAACATTTCTGTCGTTGAATGGGGATCATCTTCTGGCACTATTACGCCAATGTTTCAGCCGTTTACTACGGCAAATTCGCCAGCATTGTTTCACGGTGGCTCAGTTTCTACTGATTTAAAATCACTTTTAAACATGGGTCTTATGACAACTGCAGCGACAGGTATAGGTCAATTTTATTTAGTTGATTTACTTGGATCATATCCTTATATCGATGCCAACTCTGCGCTTGCTCAAACTTGCAGTAATACAAATACACTTACCAGATACACAACCGGAGCAGGTGTTCGGGCCTTTATGGCCTCAGGTGGAACTGGTTATGTGATATCAAATGCAGCGCCAACAACTGTCGGGGCAGTAGCACACAACGTTGCGATGACTTACACGAATTCAGGCGGCACTGGATCTCGTCAAATGCCAGTCACCGTTGCTTGTACTTCATCGGCAATTCAAGGGCATATCACTCATTCGGGTGTGGCAGCTTCAAATTATTTCCCACTTCCATTAGCAAATAATGATGCAGGTATTAGGTCGATTCAGTCGATTCAATTATCTGCAGCGACTGGTACTGCCGGTACTTATTATCATATGTACCTGTACAAAGAGCTAGCTATGCTTCCTTTGCCAGCTGCCAACATTTACTATGAGCGAGATTTTGTTAACATGATGCCAAGTCTTGAGCAAATTGTAGACGGAGCTGTTCTTGGTTTAATTTATGTGGCAGGTAGCACGACTGCAGCGAGCACTACATTTATTGGTCACATTGAATCGGCTTGGGGGTAAGCTTTGGCTTTAATAGGGAACTACACTCTATTAAATAGAACATCGATTAGGACATTTGCAGGTACTGCAACGTCTATGACTGCGTTCAATTACTCCCCTCCAGCAAGTTTAAAAAATAGACTTTCTAAATATGGACAAATATCTGGCACGCCATATGGATATTTAGCACCTGTCAGCTGGGTTCTTCCTAATGTTGGTGGCGCAATGTCGTCCTATAATCCAGCGATATTAAGTCTTGTTAAATCAAATGCCGACGCAAAAATGGGTTTAAACATGACGGCCTCTGCGTTTTTAGTTTTAACTTTAACAAACGCTCAGGCTGATCAAATTATTGCTCTTATAGGATCTGCATCTTTTGCAATAGCAGTTTCAAATGCAAATTTGTCTGCTGGTGTATCAGCAGATGCAAGTGGGTTTATTGTAATTTCTAGCAGTGCAATTCTTGGTGGGATTATTCCTGTCCAAGCTACTACTACAATGCTGTTATCTTCTAATGCTATTAATACAGCACTTGCATTTATGATTGCCGAAGCTGGAGGCGCAACGCCATTAAGTCCTGAGGGATTAACTGCAGAGCTCTTAGACAATCAAGATATCGAAACAGGTTACTCTTTGCGCGAAGCCCTTCGTCTAGTTCTTTCATCTGTTGCTGGCAAAGTCAGCGGCGCAGAGACAACAACCATTACGTTTAGAAATATTGTTGATGACAAAGATAGAATTGTTGCTACCGTGGATTCAAACGGAAATCGTACATCTATAACTTATGACGTAAGCGAGTCTTAATGTTTCCAAAAGGTTTTTTTGCGCCAGTATATTTTAAATCTACTTATTGGCCTCCAGTTACTGGGACAGTACCTCCTATTGATACAGATAGTTTTCCATATCCAATATTATTTAGACGAAGGCCTAGACGATTATGAGTAAAGTTAAGAACGCAGCTGATGAGAATCAGATCAAGATCGATAGAGAGAAAAACAAATTCAAACAAGATACCGAGGATAATGATCTTAAGTTTTTACTCGCATCAGACCAAGGTCGAAGATTTATTTGGAACATGCTAGAGAAGTGCGGAGTATTTAAAGGGGAATAAGCAATGTCTACAGAAACTGTGCTACCAACTGCTACAGAAACACCGAATGCAGTTCAGGCAAATGATGCGGCAAAAGTCGAGGCAAATGCCAATACTGATGCAGCAACAGCGAATCAACAAACTCAAACTACGCAGGATGCACCAAAACCAGCTGAGCCAGTCGTACCAGAAAAGTACGAGCTTAAGCTGCAAGAGGAGTCTTTGATAGATTCTGCTTACCTTGAAAGTTTCGAAGCCTACGCGAAGGAAAAGAAACTCTCTCAAGATCAAGCGCAAGAGTTACTTCAAAGAGAAGAGACTGCAAGAAAGAGTTATTACGATTCACAGATTCAAAAATGGGAACAGGTTAAAGAACAGTGGAAACAACAAACAATCGCTGATCCAGAAATAGGTGGCGAGAAATTTGCTGAGAACGCAGAGCTAGCAAAGCGAACGCTTGAGAAGTTCAGCACTCCACAGTTTGTATCTGCTCTCGACTCTTCAGGATACGGCAATCACCCAGAACTTGTCCGAGTATTCGCGAGAATTGGACAAGCAATGAGAGAGGCCAAGATCATCGGTGGGAATGTAAACACTGGCGGTCAAAAATCTATTGAAGATATTTTTTATGGAAGTAAACAAAATTAATTAAAAAGGAGTTTTAAATGGCTACAATTGGAGCAAATGCACTAACGCTTGCTGACTGGGCAAAGCGTCTTGATCCTCAAGGAAAGGTTCCATCTATCGTGGAACTGTTGGCACAAACAAATGAAATCTTGCAAGACATGTTGTGGGTGGAAGGCAATTTGCCAACTGGTCACAGAACGACTGTTCGAACTGGACTTCCAACTGTTGCATGGCGCTTGCTTAACAACGGTGTTCAGCCTTCAAAATCGACAACTGCGCAGATCGATGAGCAGTGTGGAATGCTTGAAGCATGGTCTGAAGTTGATAAAGACTTGGCTTTGTTGAACGGAAACACTCCAGCGTTTCGTTTGTCTGAAGCACAAGCATTCATTGAAGCAATGAATCAGGAAATGGCTCAAACATTGTTTTATGGAAACTCTGGTCTTGCGGCTGAAGAGTTCACAGGCTTGTCAGTTCGATACTCTGATCCTGCAGCTGTAAACGGACAAAATGTTTTGGATGCTGGCGGTTCAGGATCTGACAATACTTCAATCTGGCTGATCTGTTGGGGTGCTAATACTGTTCACGGTATTTTCCCTAAAGGATCTAAGGCTGGCTTGATTCATGAAGATCATGGCGAAGTTACTGTTGAGACGACTGCAGGTGTTGCTGGTCAACGCATGAGAGCATACCAAGATCAATGGCAATGGAAGTGCGGCGTTGCAGTTCGTG